AGATCCTTCCAAAAGGAGTGGATTGTCCCCCGTCTAGACAGATTCCATATTCACAACCACTAGCCCCATCACGGCCTAGTAGTATCCCACACCCTATCCGCCGGGGTTCGTACTCCGGGCCGGTGTGTGTTCCTAGCGCATCCCGTTCCTATAGCACGGCTAAACGCTAGTGGTTGTGTCGGCGACGCTAGATAACTAGTCGTTAAAAGTTCCCGCCGATTTCGGGGACCTACCGGGGGGTATATACTCGCCCCGGCCAACGCACCCACTATGATACCTAGTTTCCCGTATACGGCCAGTTCTAGCCGGTTGGCGTCCTAGGCGACGTACTGTGATGAATACTGATTAAATGTGTCGTATGGCATTTCCCCGGTATATGGTTACTAGATCCCGATTTTGGGACCGTATGTTGGCAACAACAATGCAAGTACTGTGCCACCAATGCCGTACTCGTGTAAAATACATATTTTTAGTGGTATCATATAGTACTGTGGTGCAATTATTGCGCTGATTTGTAACGTTGGTATAGATATTGCTTCCTTCACCTAGTGCAATAATTGCGTTCTAGGGGCCCCGATCGGGATCAGTACTCGGTATATAGTGCATAAATTGCACGTACGCAATAATCATGCCAGCACCCTAGATAAAATAGTTTTGGCATGGTATTTGCTAGGATGGGGTTTCGCGTATAGTTGTTTATGCGTTCATTATATAAGGCGATGGGATGCGTTGTATCTCTTTGTACAATGTAGTACTGTGGCGTGATGGCTAGATGCCATGTGATACCACGCACTAGTTGTGGGGCGCTAGTATGTACTGCGTGGTCTAGCGATGTATCTAGTTGTATCGCGTGGGACCAAATAGTCCCCAAAAGTACGGGGAACCCCCCGCGCACGCGCGGGATATAGATCTCGACGTCAGAAGATTTCAGAATAAAAATTCCTTATGTCCATTATCTTATGTGCATTATTCACATGAGGGGAGCGGTGGCTGCGCCGTTGTGTGTTCGTGTGGCGCAAGTGGACAGCCGGGATATTATCGGATTTAGCGCGCTGGCTAGCGCCAGGAGCTTGACAACTGGGCCGCCGGGCTGTATATTTGGGGTATGGATTCCGAGTACGCTGTGCTGCCAGTTCAGCAGCTCTGGGCCACGCGCCAGGCTGTGGAGCAAGAGATCAAAGATGGGGAGTTCTACGCTGAGATTGCTGGGCGGCATGGGCTTCAGCCGGCGCAGGTAATGGCTATCGGGAACAGCAAGCTTTCACAAGAGCAAAGGGGGGCGGGTCCTAATGGCTCGCAGTGACAACTGTCCGCCAGCCGCAGAGGAATCTGCGAGTCGGTCCCTACCCCCCATTCAGCGCCGTTGGACTGTCGGAGAGTTGAAAGCCTGGATTGAGCGAAAGGGCTTCTCTGACGACAAGCTCATCGTGAACGGCGATGGCTGCCGCATGGTAGATATGACAGGGCTTGCTGTCTGCCAACTGCACTTCGGGACGGAGCAGCTGTTCGAGGACTGCACATATGGGAAGTCAAGATGAGAGGTAGACAAGGGCGTCGAGAGGAGTTTTCCTCTAGTGTTCTAGTAGGCGCTTTGGGTGAAGCTTCTACGGTAGAACAGGCTGCGGCTTTGGCCGGTTGCAGCGCTCCTCTCATTCATCACCGTGCTAAGAAAGATCCCGCTGTCCAAGCGGCTGTAGATGCGCAAGGTGAGGAGCTAACCGCACAGATAGCCGACGCTCTCATACAACATAATGGTAAGCTCGCTAAGGTCGCTAAGCAGCTGGGGATGTCCTCGCCGCAAGCAGTTCGCTATCATGTGATTCGTTCGCCCGTCTTGCTCGAAGTGTGGAACGAGGCTCGCGAGAACATGGTGGACACGGCAGAGGATAATATCTTCTCGGCCGTTGAGCAGGGGGATCTAGGGTATAGTTGGAAGGTTCTGCAGACCCTCGGGAAGCAGCGAGGTTACACGGAGCGGAAAGAGATTGATAAGACTGTCGTGCATAGCTTGGATCAAGCGACGACTGGTTCGCTCGTGGGCCTGCTGAACAAGCTCGCTTCCACGCATCCCGATGCCGTGGAGGCAGAGTTCTCTGAGCTGACGGACGAAGAGCGTCTAGTGCTGGGAGAAGCAATCGAAGCGGAGGCTGCTGGGTGATAACAGGCAACGACCTTCGGAGCTTGACGAGCCAAGAGCCCTCTGCTGGGACTGCCTCTCCGAAGGAAGTCGCACAGGCGCTCATTGCCAGGAAGAAGGCGCAGAGCGGCCTCGTCGATTTCGCTCGTTACATAGACCCGACGTACGAGTCGTTCCCAGTTCATAGCTTGATTGCAGAGAAGCTTGAGGATGTGGAAGCTGGGCGGCTTCGCAGACTTGCTGTCTTCATCCCACCTGCCGTGGGCAAATCTCGTCTTTGTTCGGAGCTCTTTCCCGCGTGGGTCATGGGCAGGAATCCAACGTACGAGCTAATCGAGGGCAGCTACAACAAGGACAAGGCTGCTGAGTTCGGCGGCATTGCACGCGACATAATCCAGGATCCTCGTTATGGACTGCTCTTCCCAGAAACTGAAATCTCTGCCAAAGCTGCAGCAGCAGATGCTTGGAAGACTACTCTCGGAGGAAGCTACAAGGCCTCCGGAGTCGCTGGTGGAATTATTGGATTTCACGCGCACATTGCTATCATCGACGACCCGTTCAAGAACTATGACGAGGCAGCAAGCCTTGCACATCGTGAAAGCGTGTGGAATTGGTACTCCGCCGTTCTCCTCAACAGACTACGATCGTATCGCGAAGGCAGTGGTTCAGTTATCCTGATCATGCAACGGTGGCACGATGATGATCTGGGCGGCAGGGTGGAGAAGCTGAACGAAGCAGGAGAAGAGGACTGGGAGGTCCTTGCCATTCCTTCCATCGCAGAAGAGGGTGATCCGCTGAATCGCGCAGTGGAGACAGCACTTCTTCCAGAGGGACCTAACCGACGACCTTTGGAAGAGCTTTATGCGATAAGAGCCCGCCATCCAGTCCTCTTCCAAGCCCTTCACCAACAGAAGCCAGTTAGCGACGAGGGTGAGATGTTCCGCCCTGATTGGCTGTTGGAGTACGGCGTTGATGAGTTGCCTTCGCGCCTCGTCTGGTACGGGGTGAGTGACTGGGCATTGACGAAGGGCAGTGGGGACTTCACCGTGCACATCGTGTTCGGAGTAGATCCGAAGGGGCATATCTGGATCACGCACTTGAGTCGGAAACAGACAGATATTCTAGAAGGTGTGGAGAACTGCATTGAGCTGATGCAAGCGGAAGAAACAGGGCAGCGTCCGATAAGGTGGTTCTGTGAGCGAGTTGCACTGCAGAAAGCGATTGGCCCAGTTCTGCGGAAGCGCATGATGGACGAGATGGTCTTCACGATCCTTGACGATGTAAGCATATCTGGGATGGGAGGGAAGGATGCTCCTGAGCGTGCGGGCAGTATTGCTGGAGCGATGCAGATGGGTTACATTCATGTCCCTGCGAACGCTCCGTGGCTTGGAGCGCTCAAGCATGAGATCTCGCGGTTCCCTCGCGGCCGTTACGACGATCAAGTGGACGGCCTGGCCATCGTTGGGATGAAGCTGCAGAGCCTGCGCGGCATGGCCGCTGAGGTAATAACGCCACTAGGCATCCCCATTATCAAGCCTGCTGTCTATACATTCGACCAGGCGATGGGTCGTCGTCGCGCTATTGGCGCGGGAAATGCTCGCAGGAACGAGACGATTATGTTGCCTGCTGAGCCGACAATAGACTGGCCGGAGATGTGCCTTGACTGATGTGAAAAAATCACAGCAGGTAGCGGTGGCGGACGCTACAAGGGCATCTATTGGTCCGGTGGGTCCAGCGCAGAGAATGGAAGCTAAGCTAATGAGGCCGAGTCAGTTGCCAGATGTGGACAGGCATGGGCTTCATACGGATGCGCTGTTTAGTGTAGGAGATAAACAAGTTCGAGCGGAGATGCCTGGCGGGCCTAAAGGATTCATCCCAAAGGTAATTCGAGGAGGTAAGATAGTAGGTAAGTTTGCTCCTGGAGCTAAGGTAAAAATAAGTAAGAGTCATCAGCAAATGCAGGCAGAGATAAAGGCTGGGGCTGATGAGACTAATCGTATTCAGCAGTTGATAAATGAGAATAAGGTGGAAGAAGCTCGGAAGGCATGGAAAGCTTATTGGACAAAGGGCTACGTTACGTCAGATGAGATTATGCAAACATCTCGTAAGCAAGCCTTGAGTATTGGAATTGAGCCCGCTACTGCATTAGACTTAAAGTATGTTAGAGAGAATCTGCAGAAGGTGCTTAAGGATAATCCTATGCTTGAAAGTGACGTGTGGTTCCGAGAGAATCTGAGCATGAATCCTACATTGAAGGTAGTGCAATAATGCCTGCGCAGGTAGCGGTGGCAGACGCCACTCGTGCATCGCTTGGTCGTACGTCGGTAGGGCGTAGGAAGAAGCCTCGGACTACAGAGGCTCGACTAATGCGTCCTGATCAGTTGCCGCAGGCGGATAGGGAGGCTTTGAAGAGAGGGCATTTCTTTGGGGTAGGGGATAGTGATGTGCGGGCTGAGATGCCTGATGCGAGGAAGATGCAGTTCGCTCCGCAACGTCTGATGGGGCTGTCGAAAGCTGGGCAGGTGTTGCTGAATAAAACTCTACATCGGTTTGATCAGTTCAGGCTTAACAATCCGCAGATCATTGGAGACTTTGTTGCTAGGGATGTTCGTGCGGAACTGGCATTGAGTAAGAAGACCCTGGCAAGCATTCCTGATCGAGATGTAAAGATCATTGGAGATGCGTTCGCTGCGAAGAAGTTCGGTTATAATGCTACAGGTGAGATGGCTAAGGAGCATGTTAGTCATGTAGCGAAGGATTGGTCTGATAAGTTCCAGGAGGGTTATAGGTTCGCTAGGGAGACACAGGCTAGTGATATAGTGTCGAATACGGCAGAGGCTAATAAGGCCGCCGCTAGAGGTAAGCTGTTCAAGGATGACAGTGGGAAGGTTATATCAGAGATTCCAGACACCCCTTTTGATTTTCATGAGTACCCTCGAGTTATTAAATAAGGCATATAATGGCCTATCCATCCAAAGAGATTGATCGAGTTAAGTTCTGGGCGACTCGCGTCGACTACACGATTAGGAAGCTGAAGCCGCTCTTCCAGGCAAGTGAAGTCCTGGTTGATCAGTTTTACAATGAAGAGACGACAGCTCGCGAGGCTAGCCAGGGGAGTGACACGGACCAGGAAGAGCATATTCGCAGGACAAAGTCGAATATCGTCTATGGTTATATAGACCAGAGCCTGAGCAACATGCTGGATGCGAATCCTGTGTTCCAGTCGTTTCCAGAGGACGAGCGTGCGGCCGCGCCGATCGATCCCAGTGATCCGAACAGTCTGTCCCGCGCTCAGGGGCAGTCGAAGATCATGAACTACAGGTATCGAGAGACGAATCAGCTGCGAGTCGACGAGCGAGTGGCGCTTAGTGCCTTCCTGTTCCCGTATGGTGTGGCAAAGATTGGTTATACAGCGGACAGAGAGAAGATGCTGCAAGAGCTTCTCCAGCCGGACATCAGCTCGGAGTTGGATTTCGAGGATCCGAATGAGGAGAACTTGTTCCTCCAAATCGGTCAGGCAACGAGGGTCTCTGAGTCGCAAGATCACCATCATCATATCCAAGTGCATATGCATATGCTGCAGGGTGGGCTCCTGGGTATGCCTGATCACGCAATCGAGCTTGTGACGTTTGTGGTGAAGGATCATATTGCGCTGCATAAAAAGTTCATGGATAGGAAAAATCCTTCCGCGAACGTGAACGTGCAGAATGAGAGCCCGTTCGCAGTTCATTGGCCTTCGGACATGTTCTTGACGGACCTGCTGAGCATGGAAGGGCCGCCTGATGCCCGTTGGATGGCATTCGGCTGGGAGTTGCCGGTCGAGGAAGTGCAAGGCGACACGAACTACGACAATACGTCATCGCTGAAGCCGAGTCGATGGAAGGATGCGCCGGAGAAGGAAGATGGCCAGGACTACGATGGCTTTGATATGGTCAGGGGATGGGAAGTCTGGGCCAAGAACTTTCCAGTTGGACGAGGGAAGTTCCGTGACATTGTGCTCACGATCGCGGAGGGACATGAGAAGTTTCTCCGCTATGATGAGGAGTGGCCTTATCACTTCCTTGATGATTATCCTGCGGAGACGCTTAGCTTCACGCCTGGATTGAGGAGATGGTTTCATAAGCCTACAGTGCTCCTAGGTGGGGGAGATACTGTTCAGAGCCTCGTGAACGAAGTTCTGGACATGAACTTGAGCATTATCAGGAAGCAGAAGAACGTATGGCTAGTGGATCCTGCCAGCGGAATCACGACAGAGAAAATGCAGCAGATTATGGACGCGCCAGACGGAAGCGTTATTGCCGTGCCGGGTCTGATGGATGCGAAGGGTCAGGCGGTGGTGCCGCTGCCGTTTCATCAGATTCCCCCCGAAAAGGGAGAACTCCTAAATGTCCTGCAGAACATGTTCGACAGGTCCCTTGGGACGCCACAGCCACAGAGGATGGAGTCCTCGGACACAGCCACTGAAGCGGATATTATCGAGAAACGTAACACGAGTCGTGAGGGTCGTAAATCGAACTTGCTATCGGAGTTCCAGGTTCGTAAAGCAAGGAAAATGTGGCAGTTAGATGCACAGTACCGGCCGGAGAGGCTGTTCCTGTTAGACAGGAATGCTAGCACGTTCTTGGAGATTGATGAAGAGATGGCCAAGGGCGAGTATATGACTACAATGGATATTGCTAGTCATGCCACGGCGAAGAGCGTGGAGCGCTCTCAGTGGATGGATCTGCTCAACTTGTTTGCTGGCCTAACGCCAGTGTTCGTGGAGTTCTGGCAGGTTCCGCCGAACTTGCCGGAGCTGGCTAGGCGCTTGCTCGCGCGTGGGTTCGATGAGCATATGGTGGAAGAGATTTTGCCGATGTTGCGGGCTGCTGCTGGAGCGTTGGAAGGCGAGGGAGCGATTCAGTTCGACGAGGAAGGTAAGCCGATTGTGCAAGATGAGGCTGCGCTGGAGGCGGTGCAAGCGGGACGGAATAGAGATGAACGGATTGGGGCTGCTCTGCCGGAGCAGTTCAACGAAGCTCCTCCTAGTGCTGGTCGACAGACCGGGAATGCGGTGACAAGCTAATGGCATCTTACGCAGAACAGCAGGCAGAGCGGCAGAGGATTAAGGCGATGCAGGAAAAGCAGCGTGCTAAAGGCGCTGCAGAGCACCAGCGCAGGGTGGATGCAAACGCGGAGGCTAAGCGTCGGCAGCAGCAGCAGACGAATCAGATACGCGCACAGGAAGCTCAGCAGGCACAGCAACAGCAGCGGCTTCGTGCGC